ATCTTCTATAAAGGGTATTAAGTTTTCTTCATTTGTATTTTCATTATCAGCAACACTGACATGAGTTGCATTTGTTGCTGTAGTAACTGTTGTTCCTGCTATGACTGTAGCTAGAGCAGTACCATTTACTGTGATTGCAACAGCTTCAAGTGTACCATCAATGTCTGCATCCCCACTAACATCTAGTGACCCTGCATCTAATTCACCTGAGAGAGTTATATTTCTAAATGAGGATACATCTTTGTTTGCATCTACTGTAACTGTTTTACTTGCAACGACTGTACCTACAGATGCACCTGTGTCATTGTAGTTAAGTTCTGCTGCTGTAGCACTAACTGCTGTACTAGCTATAGATAAGGCATCTGTCTCTAGTGTACCATCAATGTCTACATTACCTGATACATCTAATGAACCTGCATCAAGCTCACCTGTCAATGTAATGTTACGTAGACTTGCAATATCTTTATTGCTATCAACTACAAGTGCCTTACTTGCTGTTACTGTTCCTGCTGTTATACCATCTAAGAATAATAATTCTGTAGAAGATAGAGTATTACCACCTATGACAACACTACCACCTACAGTTAAGTTGCCTGATACATCTACTGCACCATTTATGTCAACAGTTGTGGCAGCTATCTGTACTTCTGTGTCTGCAACAATGTCAAGTTGTCCATCGGCACTTGAATTGATGTATATAGCTGTGTCTCTGAATTGTAGCTTCTCTGTAGAAGCAATAAGTATGTCATCACTAAATTCAAAATAGTCCTCGTCTTCCATCCATTTCATTACACCATCATTGCTTTCGCCATCAAATGTAATAGTTATATCTGTACCTGCTGTACCTGCTCCAAAAGTAAGTGCATTACTAAGTAGTTTAGTAACAGCACCACCTTCACCTGCTGTACCATCGTGTGAATGTCCTGTACTTGCAGCAAAGGCGGCTAATAACTGATTGAACTCATTATTGGTATGAGCTGCAGTTATTACGTCTCCATCTGTATATGAGGACTGTCTTGTATATGTATCACCCATTAACGTCTAGCTCCTAACTGATATTCTAACTGAAAACCTTTAAGTGAATATGGTGCAGTTTCACCACCATCTTCCACTTTTAATGCTACAGCAAAACCTGAACCTTCTACTGATTGTCTAACTAGTGGTTGCGATGCACCACCATATATAGGTACTCCATAAACAGATGTACCATATAAAGCAACAACATCTTCTGAATCTAATGGATATGCTGCAGGTCTTGCAGATTCTTTAGCTTCATAATCATATCTAACAAACAAGTCAGCATCTATAGCTGCTTCAGGCTTATAATTAACAATAACCCTTTGCATATGCTTTCTTATTCCCGGGTCATTAAAAGTTAAATCAGGACTTCTGTAACGACCTAGTATAGTTGTTCCATCAAAAGTATTACCTGATTCTTGTCTGTATATGTACCCTGTTTGATACGCACCATGTAAAACTATTACATTACCTTCTGATACAAAACTATCTGTACAAGCAGGTCTTATACCTTGTATCTCTGAGAACTCAAACTTAGTTCCTTTTAATACACATATAACACCCTTAGTTTGATTCTCTCCAACATTTGATTTGGTAAAGAATATTCTGTATTGTGTCTTATCTGTTATAACTACTGAATCAAACTCTGATGCACTAGCTATGTTATCATTAAAGATAGACTGCACATTAGAACTTATAGTACCCAATTCCACGTCACCAATTCTTGCTGTACCTGCAATGGTTCTTAAACCATCAGGACCTAAGAATATTAAGTCACCTGCAAATTCTTGTATTGTATCACCGTTGATACATCCTATGTCTCTTGTTACGTCTGTTACTGAAAAGTTAGCACTTGAGCTACCTGTCAGTTTAAATATTCTAGTTTCACAAAATATAAATAAGTCATCACGGAAAACTTTAATACCAGTTATCTCATCATCTACCTTGAAGCTACCTGCTCCTGAACCACTGTTAAAACCATCTTCATTAAAAGGTTCACTAAATACAACTTCCTGTTTAGTAGTTGACTTACCTGCATAGAACATATGATTTCTATGAGATACCACAAACTTAGAGCCTGACACAGAACTGTCACTTACATCTGTTGCAGCTAAACTAGAGTTAAATACTGTAGGTGCATTTGCACCATCTACTACTATTATCTTATCTGTACCGTCAAAGTTAAACCGTTCAAAGTTATACTTTAATGCACCTGTTCTGCCACTATCTCTGCTAGTCCACGATGAACCACCCGGAGTTGCACTAAATATACTAGTACCTCTAGCTGCTAATACTACATCACCAAAGGTTGCTACCATAAGTACCTTTTCAGAAGAACTAGCTGTAAAGGGTACAACTGCTGACACATATTTTGAGAAGCCATTTATTCTTCTGTATCCACCCTCAACAGCAGGTTCAAAGTTTCTCAACTCTAATGCTTCACCCGGTTGCATCATAAAGGTAGACTTGTTTAAGACTAAGCCACCTTCACAGTTAAAGGCTGAAGGTACTGTTTGAGATTGGTCTGCCATTATAATGCCCTAATACTTGCACTACCTGTTCTAGCTATAAAGGTTGAACGTAGGTATGAGAATTTATTTACTAGTAGCGTTTGCATATTCTTAATGCCTTGTTCAAATCTCTGCATATTAAGTTGATACTGCTGTGTCTCACCTCTATACTGATACACAAATGCTGTAGCACCATCTATGATTACAGGTGCAAATCTATCAGGTATGGTTGTTGTGTCTCCATGTGCAGATAAGTCATCAGGAAATGTGTAGTAGTCAAACTTTATTGCGTATGATTTATTGGGGTATGGATATAATAAATAATTATTGTCAGGTGTTCTTACTACATATTCAGGAACACCACCTCTATCAAACTGTGTTACTGTGACACCACTAGCTATTGAAGCAGCCGTTGTGCTACTTGCACCTCTTGTACAACCTGTAAATGTAGTACTAGTTACTCCTGTATAAGTAATTGTTTCATTACCTATAACTATAGTACCTGCACTATCAAATCCTGTAGTACTTGCTACAGTTATAGTTGTAACACTATCTGTATGTGTTGTACTAGTTGTTGTAGTTTCTATTTCATCTTCTTGATTTATAACTCTATTTATGTAGTCATTATAATCAAGCAGTCCTAATTTATATCCACTATTACCTAAGTCACTGTCTTTGACTATTCTAAATGTATTGTAGTCTACTGTCTTAGTAGAAGTAGGTAAGCTATATCTAACCACACCTGCTGTCAGTGTTTTAGTTTCTGTGGCGTGATTAAATGGGTAGTTAAACTCTCGCTGATTAATAAAACGTATAGATTCATTAACTGCGTTTTGGCATTGAACTTGTATACCCCTAGCACTAGAAAAAGTTGACGAAGTTAATGCAACCTCATTCAACCTTGCTATTACTTTATTTGTTAGTGTTAGGTAAGTTTCTGCCATAATAATTCCTATAAAGATAAGAGAGCAAGTTGCCCTGCTCCCTTATATATGATTTAAGCTAAAGTGTCTCTGTCAACTTCGTTGGCATTGAAACCGTCACCACCCATGTCACTGACATCGGCTAGTACTGCGTATACTCTTATCTTACCTGCTGAGAAGGTTGCACCATCTCCTGCAAAAGTAAGGTCAAGTGTATCTGCTGTAGCAAGAACAACATCTGCTGATACTGTTACACTTGGAGCATAAGCCAAGTCTGCAGCACCGTCAATGTCAAATGCAGTTACATATTCGTTGTCATCTGCTGTTCCTAGAATAGCAGTAGCATTAGTACCTGTATTCATAGTAGCACTCTCAACAACTTGAAAACCTGCTGCAATTATTTTAGTATTTGCAGGGATTGTCAAACATTGAACTACGTCACCTGATGAACAATCTATTGCTTGTGCAGTAAGGTCAATAGTTTTTTGTAGTTGATAAGGTGCTCTACCTCTTGAGCTATTACCGTGGGCAGGTAATAATAAACTTGTAATTGTAGCCATTGATTACTCTCCCTTTACGCTAAGTGATAAGCGGCAGTACAGATTGCTTCAGGGCGAAGAATCTTTCTACCATATAAATGCATACCACGAACAATATCAGCAAAAGAATCAGGGTCTCTATAAGTCTCTGTCTTGTTGATTTGCTCGGCAGTAGCTATTGATGAAGAGTGACCAGCAACAATAATACCAAAGTTTGAAGAACTGTTTGCACCTGTATTAGATGGTCCTGTTCCTATACTTGGTAGGTTATTTGACTGATACACTTTAAATCCATGAAGGTTATTAAGGATTAAACCATTCTGTAATCCTGAACCACCAAAGTCTGCATCGAACAATCTTGTGTCCTCATCCTTTAGTACCTCAATAAATACAGGGTCTAATACTAACCATCTACCATTAGTGTCAACATTTTGTTGGTCTAATAGTCTTGACATTCTAGCAATCACTGTCAATGGGTTTCTATCTCCATTAGCAGGAGCAGCAGTAGTAGCTCCACCTGTTCTTGGTAAGATAGCTACAGCATCTCCAGCAGAACCACCGAAGTCTTCAGCATCAATTTTCATTGAAGATAAGAGTTCGTCAGAACCGGCTGTTGAAACAGCTACACTACCATTAGTAGTTGTATTAGCTGTATCTGGAGCACCATGTATAGATGATTGCTTATAACCTGACATATAACCAAGTACATCTTGGTCAAATTGGTCGGCTAGTCTATAGGCTGCTCTATCAGATGCTAACTGTTGAAAGTTAATATGCGAATGAGCTTCCTCAATATCATCCACTTTAAATGCAAAGTAATTAGCTTTGTCGATATTAAGTGAAAATTCTTCATCGTCAAGGTCTTGAGGAGTAATAGTAGTTCCTCTCTCATATGCCTTAACAGTTA